TCTTGAAGGTAGCCGCGAACTGCGACAGGGTGGACGCCTGAACGACAATCCACGGCTTTTTCGCCGTCCCGAGACGCCGCATTTCCATCGCCAGCGTAATCTGCAACATGGTCTTGCCGGAACCGACGCCGTGCGCGAGCAAGGTGGATTCCTGCAACCCTCGGACAACGCCTAACTTCTGGTTCTCCCGCAACTCGATGGAGTGGGAAGCGCCGGGAAAATGCTTGATGTCGGGGGCCGTGAACTTGCGCGGGACGAACCCGTTGAACCTATCGTTGTACTCGTCTTCGACGAGCCTCCCGGCGTCGTCGTCCTTTTTCAGCCACGACTGGAATTCGTTCTGAATGGATCGCTGCTTTTCCTGCGCCGCCAGCGTCTTCTCGGTGTTCTTCACACGGGACGTTTTCCCGTCGGCGTTGTAATGCTCGTCGTAGACCTCAGTACGTTTCAGGTTCAGACTGTCGCTGATCAGGTCAATGACCGACGCACCGTCCACTCCCCAACGGTTCCGCGCTTCCGGCGTGCCGCCGTAAGCTTCAACGTGCCACTGCGTCGAACCGTCTTCGCCTTCAAGACGCGCCTTCTCAACGGATACGCTGGAAAAGCCGAGATGCGTCACAAACGCCTCGTAGACCTTGGCGGGAACCCACGACGAGCCGATGCGGGCGTGGATGGCGTCGATGCCGATACGTTCCGGCTGGACCTTCCGCAGCGCCTCCACGTTTTTCTCGTAGGCCGGATTGTCCTCTCGGCCTGCTTCCGCCATTTCCAGCTTCTTGCGGACATTGCCGGAAAGGTAGATATCGTCCGGTTCGATAAGCCCCGTTTCCGGGTTCTCGAAGAGGGTTTCCGTCTTGAGGAGTTCGGCACGGGCTGCCTCCGGGCTCATGCCGAGGAGATTCCCGATATACCCGACGTCGATCCCCGTCCTGAAGATACGGCAGATCTTGATGGCGTCCTGAATGTTTTCGGCGGATGTCGGTTCCTTGAAAGGGAATATCGTGCGCTTGGTGAAGATGTCGGCCTTGGCCACCCGCTTTTCATCGACCTGATACGATTCCCCCTTACGCTTCCCGCTCTTGTACGTCTTGGTGACGGGCACACTGACGAGGCGCTCGATGGCCGCGACCGTGGGAAATTCGATGTCGTCCTCAAGGAATCCGTTTCCGTCCTTGTTGATCGGGCCGTAGTCCTTCACGTAGGCATCATAGGCACTATTCAGCGCGTCCCGGAGCTTGCCGATCCCGGCGTCGTCCGCATCGCTGTTCATCGCATTGATGAGGTCAAAAACCGATTTTTTGACGCCGACGTAGCTTGCCGCCTGCCGTACCTTCTTCGGCTTGTCGTCCCACTCGGGCTTAACCAACGCCCCGTCGGAAACGGTGAACAGGCCGCCGTCCTTCTCGACAAGCGCCCCTTCCCGCATCCCGGCATCCGCGATCCGCTCTTCCCGTTCGACGGGAACCGCTCGCCCCTCGCCGAACACGTTTGCCGGAAGCGCATCAAGAGCCTTTTTCAACCCGTCCTCTATGCTCTCCCCGTCCTTCGGCTTGAGGGTGTACTCGTTCTCCCCGTACATGGACCCCTGCAAGGAATGCTCGCCGAGCACCATCTCGGGATGCTGCACGAAGTATTCGTTGACGACCGCCGGGCCGTCCGGCGTCTCGACGTTTTCCACGTTGCGGAAGGCATTGGATACTGGAGAAAGGCCGGAATCCTTCTTGCGGAAAATCAGGATGTCGGTCGTCACCTGCATCCCGGCGTTCTTCTCGAAGGCCGTACCGGGAAGCCTGACCGCCGCCACAAGATCGGCCTTCCTGCCCCATTCCTCACGAATCGAGGCCCCGCTCACGCTGTCCATCGTGAAGTGAGACGTGATCTCCATGACCAGCCCGCCGGGGCGCGCCGCGTCGATGGAGCGGGAAATGAAATAGTTGTGGATGGACTGCCTGGCGTACTGTGGGCGCTTTTTGTCCGTAACCCGAAAATTGCCGAAGGGAACATTGGAAATCACAAGGTCGAGGGTGTTGTCCCCCACGCGCTTCGCATTCTCGAACCCCGTCACCTGAATGTCGGCATCCGGATAGAGCTTGCCGAGAATCCCCCCGGTAAGCGTATCCAGTTCAACGCCGACGAGACTGGAACGGCCGGAAAGGCTTTCGGGCATGAGGCCGAAGAAAAGCCCGGTACCCGCCGACGGTTCAAGCACCCGTCCGCCACGGAACCCGAGCTTTTCCGCCATGCCCCACATGGCGCCGATGACCTTGCGGTCGGTATAGTGCGCGTTGAGCGTGGACTTCTCGGCGGCGTCCCATTCCTGAGCGGTCATCATGCCGCCGAGATCGGGATGCAGCGCCGTCCCGTAATTTTTCTTCCACCGCGCGTAATCCGAACGCTTCTTGTCGTCGGCATAACGCAACGCCGGAGGAAGCCCCCCGTCAAACCGCTTTTCATACTGCGCGGCGTAAGCGTACTCGGTGTTAAACACTTCCTGAGCGAGAGAACCCCATCCGGTGAACTGTGCGAGACGCTTCTTTTCCTCCGGCGTCGCGTCCCGCTTTTCCTCGTTCAGCTTCTTGAGGATGCGGACGGCCTCGATGTTGGCCTTGGCGCGGGTGACGTTCCCGCCGGGAACCAGCACGTCATCGGGGCCTACACGGTGATTTCGACTATTCTTCCGTCCTCGCCCTCCGTCGGCGGAAAGTTTTCCGGCTCGTCCGCCCAATCCAGAATTGCTTCCCTCAGCTCCTCCGGCATCTCCGCGTCCAGATCGATCATGTCCGGAGGGCACAGCGCCGCCTCGATCATTTCCTCCTTCGCGTCTTCCGGCGTATCGTCCATCTCGCGGTGAATCTGCGTCATGACGCACACCATCCTGTCGAGGTGATCCAGAAGTCCCTTGTGCCCCGGCGTCTCCCACAGCTCCATTACCAGCTCCGGATCGTTGTCCAGAAGCCATATGAGACGCATCTTCCACCACGGGGAGTTCTGCGGGTCCATTACCGCCACGGTCATCGGTTTCGCCATGTTCGCCCTCCTGCATTTTCTTGGATTCTACCACGGGAGACGTTGCCCCGGAAAGCGTTCTGTCCGTATTTTCCCGCTGCTGCCTCCGTGCGTTCTTCTCCGCCCACCGCCCCATCATGGTATCGATATGGCCCCGGATCGCGTCAAAATCCTTCACCCATGCTGCGGGCAGGGGATCCGCACGGAATGCGGCCGTCACCCTGTCCAACAGATCGCGGACAAGTTGGGCCACCCGCGCGAACAGGCTTGGCCGCTCATCGGCCATCTTCGCCCAGAACGATTCTTCGGTGAGCCGCTTGCCCACGAGGTCGGCCCCGATCTCCTCCAGAATAGCTTCATCCGACATCCGGGCCACGGTTCCGTCGCCCCCCGTTCGACGATCGAGGTTTTCACGGTAACGGGGAATGGCGTCTTCCTGAAGGTCATCCAACAGATATTCTTGGAATTGTTTATATGCTTTGAGGTCTTCGCTCCGCATTCTGTGCAGGAGTTCATGCCCGAGGACGAAGAGATAAGGCTTTTCTCTCTCCGCGCTCCCCTCCATGAACACCACATGCTCAATGGTCGGAACAGACGCGCCGCGGATGCCTGTCTGAACGGACGAACTATCCTTGAAAATGACGACATCCTGTCCGAAAACACCCCCGATCTCTTTCAGCCGGAGCGAGGTTTCGCTGTCCTTCCGTACTGGGATAAATCTGAGGCTCTCCTCATCCACACCGAGTTCGGACGCCGTATGTCTCTTGAACTCGTTCAGTACGAGTTGTTCGTAAGCCTTCTTTCGTTCCTGCGGGTTCAATCCGTGCGCCCATGCCTCGGCTTCAGGAGAAACCCCGCCCTGCTGACGTTCTATGGCCCGAAGCAGCTTCCGCTCTATTCCTTTCCGCCCATTTTTCTCAAACGACGTATTTTTCGTTCCTTTGCTTCCTCCGGATACATCGCGTCCCACTTCTGGCAATCCTCGAAATGCTGGCTCATCTCCTCGTCCAGAAGCAGATCTTCCCGAGTCAGGAATCGTAGGAATCTGGTTGAAGGACACATTCTGGCCCCGCCCTTCTCCGGGAACCTCGACAGATCCCGCGGTTCGTTGAACAGCGGCTCCAAGTCCGGCCTCTCTGCCATCAACTCCAGGTAAAGCCGTATCCAGATCAGGTCTATTTCCCAAATCCCCATGGTATCGTCCGGATCCTCTTGCAGCCGCAGCCAGTTCTCCCGGATTCCCCGCCGCGTCGACGGGTACAGACTCCGAAAGAAGCTCTCCAGTTCCAGTTCCGGGCGTTCCTTGCTGTAGACCGGCATGGCCTTCCTCCTTTTGCCCGGAGTCTACTCCACGCCTTTCCCCGGACAAAGAGGATTCTCCCGTGCCCGCAGCAAATTCCGATGCCAAAATCCGCTCTATCAGACTGTTCTTATTCTTTTCCTTGCGTGCGGCGGGCAGTTCCTTTTCGGGAACAAGCGCCAGAAGTTCTCGCCGCGTCATCCCTTCCAGCCGTTTACGAGCCTGTTCTTGAACGGCGGGAACTTGCCCAGCGTTCTGCTGTCCGGCTGCCATCCCCGCAGGGGACGGGACAACCGAAGGGACGGACGGATGCCGTTCCGAACGGGAGGCCGGAGCGGGAGAGGGAACTGCCCCAACAATGATGTGGCTCCGCAGGAAATCTTCCGGAACCGTGTCCGGCGCGCGCATCCCAAGCCCTTCCGCCTGCGCCGTGGTATCGCCGCGCGGGGCCTGCATGGGAACACCGCCCGCAGGCTGCGCGACGGGCGAAGACAACCCGCCGACAACACCCTGTACCGGAGCAGTGGAAGGCATGGATATGGCAGGGCCGGACGGTGCGTTGTACGGCGTCACCAAGGTACGGTCGTAGGCGGACTGAGAAACGGCATTTCCAGCCATGAGAGGAATCCGTGCATTGCCGCCAACCGGTCGTGCCTGCGGAGCGTTCGACATCGGAATGACCGTATAGGGAACATCTATGGCATCCATGTGGCCCGGATTCTGGTTGAGGAAGTTCATCCCGTACATTGTCGAAGGCTGTCGCACTGCCGGGGCATTCTCCCCATAATCTCCGACGATGAGGTCCACCGTCTTCCCAAAGGAAATACTTGGTCCCTTCGTCATGTCCCAAAGATCAGAAACAGCGTGCTGGTCATCTCCGCCAACACGCTGTTCATTCTGCCTTACCCATTCCGCCGTTTCGTCGTACCCGTCATCGAACGGATCAACCGGCTTTATCCGGTCTGTGGGAGCCCCCTGCGGCTGTTGTCGTCGCAAAACGTCTTGGTAGCTCTGTCCACCGAAAACCCCACTCAGGCCAAAATCTTCCGCCTGCGGCCTCTGCCCCCCATTCGGCGTGGGCTGTTCCATATTTGATGCGGCCTGTTGCGTGGATGGCTGGGGATTCTCTATAGTGGGTGGAACCGTTGTTCCGCCTCCCGATTGCTGGATATTCCCCTCTTGTCCGCTGTTCCTCCCCGCAAGCGTCCGCCGGAAAGCGAGGTCAATCCCCTTCTTTCCTCCGGCGAAAAGCGTGGTCTGGGCAATCGTGGCGGGTGCCACCTCAAAAAAGGCATCAATGGGTCCGGGGGCCTTATCCCGAAGCCCCATGTCGGCTTCAATGCCGCCCTGCCCCATCTGCGTAATGGTTTCAGTGCCAAGTTCTTCGCCATACAGGCCAAGGATGCTCTTAAAGGCTCCCTTGATCCCGCCTTTCACCTTGGAGCCAAGAGGGCCAAGGAGTTTGGTCATCAACAGATTGCTTATCGCCTCGGGACCAGCTTCCCAAAGGCCGTACTCCGTGGCCTTGTCCGCGAAGTAGCCCTGTATCTTTCCCCATTCGTCAGGAGTCGGTTCACGCTTGAGCACTTGCGTGCTGGCGTCATAGAGCGTCCGGTTGAACTGCGCGACGGAAGCCTCGTAAGCCGTCTTCCCGGAAGCGGCCATGCCCGCGCCACCGGCAACGACAGGATTCCCGCCGGAAAGCAATCCACCAGCGGCCCCGCCAGCAAGACCAGCTCCCATTGTGGTCAGACTGTAGGGGATGGAAGACATGGCTTCGGTTACACCACCAAAGGCCTTCCCCGCGTATTTCTTATGATACGCCTCCAGTTCGCGCTGCGTCTGGGCTCGCTGCGCCATCTCTTCCTTGTCCGTAGGATCAAAGCCGCTGACGACGTCCTGAACGGTATCCACGATACCCCCGGGGAGGAAAGTCAATCCTTCCCCGACGGCCTTGGCGGATTCCCATGTGCGTTCAAGAATACCGGGCTGTTCCTGCGGTTCCTGTTCACTCATAGGCGCATATTGAGCGAACCAATTTTCATCAATAGAGGGGATGATACCATGAATGTCTGTGCGTGTGGGTCGGGGAAGATTATTCCTTGCCATCGATATGCCCTTCTAGTTGAATTGATTAATACCCGTTTGGAATACCGGGATCATAATTTCTCAATCCGTTATTAAAAGTATTCCACCAATCATAGATGTCCTTCAGATGTGCGGGTTTTTCAGGCGGCCCAACAAAAGCTCCCGCCACCCCTTCGGGTTGGCCTTGGCTGGAACCTCTGTTGGTGGCCTTCTCTATCTGCTTCCCAAATTCCATGAACTTCAATCCGGACTTGTCAGTGGACTGCTCCGATGGCTGTTGATGTTGCCCTTTGTCTCCGCCAGACAACTGCTGGTAGATGTACTTCTGGGCTATTTGCCTGAGTTGCGTTTCAGAGGCATTGGGGTTCTTTGCCTTCGCCATACTTACGGCCTGAGTCACAGCGTCGTCGTACGCGGCAAAGGCTGAGTTTCTGGTAAACCCGTGCTTCCCCATCAAAATTTCGAGGCTCATTCCGATATAGGGATTATAGCTTTCATTCCCCATATCGTCTTTCGAGGTTGAAACTTTGTTTATCCACGACCTGTCACCATCCGTAAGATTGAAGGCCATGCCTCCGGCCCCCCCGCCAAGCCCACGCCCGGCGGCGATACGCTGCGCGTTGTCGATCTTGGCCTTCACGTCGGCACGCACCCATCCTTGGCTCATAAGGTCGTCAAGGCTGCCCACCATGCCGCCCATCCCTCCCTTGTCGTCAACGACACGATACGAAGGCCCAACAGAGTAGTCGTCATGTCTGTTCTGCGGGATGACGTAGATGGTTTTCCCGCCTTTGGTCAGCGGAATCCATTGGTTCGGATCGGAAAGAGCCTGAGCGTTGCCGAGGATGGTTCCCATCTTGTAACGGGCTGACGCAGCAAGGAACCGCGGATTCACTGTCTGCATCTGCATGTTCGCGCCGCGAAGCACACGCTGTTCGCCGGACATGATGCCATTGAGCTGCTCAAAAACTTGCTGAGGCGTCATGCGTTCACCGGTATCAATGAATTTTCCTTCTTTCGACGAACGGAACGATTCGGCAAAATCGCCGTCCTGTCCAAGCTCGTATTTGTAGGGAAGAGGCGACTTTGCGGAGAGTTCGCTTACGATTTGCCCGAACCTTCGCATATCGCCAGACTGATAGGCTTTCTGTGCCTCGAAAGCCAACGGACGGAACGTCTTCTGGTAAAATTGATCGTCCGCCGCCTCCATGTTCTTGAGCATGGACAATCGGGATTGTTCCGTATTCGCGCGGTCGAGCATGAACTTTCCCATTGCCTGTACGCCGTGCCGGGTGTTCAGGATGGAATCTCCATCAAGGGCCGACAGATCCCCAGAACCTCCAAGTTTACCAGTGATATACTCATACGCCTTATTCGTGGCGTCGCGTTCATCCTGCTCATGCCGGACTTCCCCGATCTGCTGGCCGGTGCGCATGGCGTCGCCGAGAAATCCGACACCCTGCATGGCGTTCCGCCACGGATCGTCGCCGTATCCCCTCATCGTTCCTCCCTACAGATAGTAGCTTGCGAGGCCAGCCAAGGCTCCGGCCGCCAGAAGTCCCCACCCCACGGGCCCGGCGGCGGATGCAGCGCCCGCCGCCTCCGTCGCCGCTGTAGTCGCCCCGCTTACTGCGGCAGCGCCCCCGGCATTCGCCATTGATTCCGCAGCGGCAAGTGATGCAGCGGCGCCGCCAGCCGTTCCCCCATTTGCCAGAGAAAGAGCTCCGCCGCCGATTGTTTCGGGAAGCGTGCTTCCAATCGCTCCAGCGGCACCGCCAATACCTCCCGCCACTTCCTCTCCCCCGCCACCCAAGGCCCCTTTCACCCCGCCCCACATGGCTTTGGTGGCCTCGCTTCCGGTGAACATGTCGGCCATGCCCAGACCATAACTGCCGCCGGCGATCATGCTTCCGAGCGCGCCGCCGAAGCTCTTCTTCGGTTCCTTCACTTCCTGCTTCTTCGTCATGCCCGCCGTGGTCGCGGAAGCGTTCTGCATCCCCTGCAATGCCGAGTTAATCGGGCTTTGTACCTTGTAAAGCGCCATTATTCGTTACCCTCCAAGGAAACTGAGTCCCTGAAAAATAGTGTTCGTGGGAGATCCGGAAAGTTTGTTCTGCGAGACGCTGGCGGCTTTCATGAGGCGGTCATAGTTTTCCTGCTCCGCTCCAACGCGGGCACCGGTAACGGCCTGTGCCGTCTGAGCCGCCTGTTGCGTAGCCAAGGCCGCCTGCGTACCGGCATACCGCCCGGAATTGGGATTGACGCCCATGCGCGCGTTGGACCGCGCCGTGGCATCGGACACGTTCTTCCACGCCGAAGAAACATCGGCCTTTGCCAGCCCCATGCGCTCGGCGACGTCCACCCCCTGCGCCGAGGCGGACAGAAAGTTCTTCGTCGCCTCAGTCTGCTGCGGGAGCAGTTCTGCCTCAGCTTTCAGTTGCTGCTTGTACAAGCCGCTTTCCAGCGGGAGCAGATCGCGGGCGGCCTCAAGCTGGCCCCGGTACACGCTGTTCTCAAGAGGCAAATTTTGAAGATTGGTCTGCGCCTGCGCGGTTTCGTACGGCTTGAAATGCGTCTCCCACATCTTGTAATAATCTTTCGCCCATGCCTGTTGCTCTTCGGCGATGGTCGCCATGCGGTCGTTGTACTCGTAGTCCACGTTGTTCACGCTGGATCCGCCGCCCTTGCACTCGGCAATCTCGCCGTCGTACCAGCGGCCTTCCCGTTCCAGCGTCTTCCCCGTCTTCATGTCGATGACGATCTTCGTGTAAATCATTCTGCCCATCGGCTTTCCTCCAAAGATTCCCTCGTGGTCGTCGTCAACACGGCATCCTCGGTTTCCCCGGTCCTTGCGTTGTAGGCAAAATGGGGGAGTACGCATTGTTTCTCGGCGCCACAAAGCAACGCCAGCTTCCAAGCAAGAGGGTTGCTCACCGGAGCGATTCCAATCAGCACGTCAAACAGATACCCTCGCTCGTCTCTGAGCCCGAGATAGTGCTCAAAAATGCTCCTGCCGATGGTGACGGACATTTTCCTGCCCCAATACCGGCGGAAAACGGCGTAATGCCCCCGCGCCGCCCGCCCTTCAAGCGTATTCAGCCAGCTCACGCCGCAGGGCTGCCCGTCATGCAGCACAAGAAACGGCAAGGAACCGGGCCTGAACAAGTCCTTCTCGAACTCTTCGGCGGATCGCACGGTGCCGTCCATGAACATGCGCCGGGCGCTCCCTTCCCGTTCCAACATTGCGTAGGCGCACCGCATCAGCTTCCGCTCGTCCTCGCTGCCCCTGAAATACACAAGCTCGACACGGCTCATGTCCCGGCCTCCTCTTTTGCCCTGCCCATCGCCATCCATGAAAAATCTCCTCTGGCGGCAAAGCTCCACGCTCCGGTTCCCGCGCCGTCAGCGTCCAGAGCCTCGGTGAACCGCTCCGGACCGACGGTTATCCGCCGCTCCCCCGTTTCGGGGTCCGCCTCGGAAACGATGCAGCTCCATCCCGTCAGAAACACTGCGGGCCGCCCATCCCAGTTCCCCGGAATGGCGACGGTTTCCCCATCCTTCGCGTCTCCTGAGGCCCATGCGGGAGGCAGCGCGCCTTTCGCCAGCTTCTTCGCCGTGACGCTTCCATCACGGATGCTTTCCGTCCCGACCGCGCCGGGTGAAATCTTGTAAAACGTGACGGCCCAGTCCCCGAGCCTTTCCGTCGTGACGGCCCCTTCCTCGATCTTGTCCGAGGTCACCGCGCCGTCCATCAGGTTTCGGGTATCCACCGCGTCCTCAGCCAGCTTGCCCCGGGTGACGCAGCCATTCGCCAGAGCCCCGGTAGTTACCGTGCCACCGGCCAGTTTTCCTGCGGTAACGGCCTGTTCCGCCAGTGCGTTGTTGTCCACCTCCCCGGGCGCGATGGTCCGAGCGGTGACGGCGTTATCCGCCAGCTTTCCGCCTGTAACGGCCCGATCGGCAAGTTTGCGTTCAGTGACGGAACCGTCCCGAAATATCTGTGAGGCGATGGCGGCCACATCCACGCTTCCGGAAGGCGTGGAAACGGATCCGCCGCCAAACGCCGCGGATGCTTCCGAAGCCCGTACGGCGCGGGACTGGTCCGAACCGCGGACAAGGCCCGAAAGCCTGAGCAGCTCCGTCCTGATGGCCTGCAAATAGGTGGTGAGGTTCCGATCCAGTCCGCGCGGGACGGACTGCAACCCGCGATCAGACGCCGCCATGCTCAAGATCCTCCACGCTTGAACCCATTCGGGCTTCATAAACGGGAGCAATGCCGGACAGTTCCAATGACCAGAGTTTTTCGCAGCGCGCCGTCCGAATCCGCACCGTCCGCGTATCGTGCACATGCAGCGTCTGACGGGGCGTCTCACCCGGCCCGAAAAGCCGGACCGTCACCGGATTGCCCCTGTTCTGCCCGCCCTCAATGCGGAGCGCGGACATGGAGATAAGAGCGGACATGAAGAACGGCTTGGATCGCCATGTGTACGGCAGAGACTCGCCGCCCTCGAACACGCTGATGTCCGTCCCCACGGCCAGATAGACACAGTCGTCGTTGACGTGATGGTACAGGGCATGAACCGGAGCGCCGGGCAGTTCGACGCGCACGACGTCCTTGCGCCCGAGGTCAAGGATGAATCCTTGGTTCGTGCCGCTGAAAAAGCCGATGTACCGCCCGTCGAGCACTGATCCGACAAGGTTTTCCGGGCCAAGTTCCTGCCACTGGTCCCGGGTGAATACGCCGGAGGTAAGCAGGCTCTGTTCAGCCGAGGTGAACAGCATCAGGCCGTCCGGGCAGGCGTACACCACGCCGCCGGGCAGATGGCCGACAGAACGCGCAGACAGGCATGGCTGCTCAATGGGAAGATGGAGAAGCTGAAGGGATTCCGGGGCCGCGCCCTGCGCCAGATAAGGCCGCCCCGTGGTCAGGATCACGATGGTGCTGTCCACATGCCCGAGCGCGACGATACGATCCTCCACGGTCAGCCGATAGGATTCCGGGAAAGCGTAGGGAATGAACAGTTCGGAAACCAACAGCTCGTTCCCCCGGAAACAGGCATAGATGCCGTTGTCGGTCTTGATGAGCCCCTGCGCATCGTCGGGAATCCTGTCCCAAAGCGTCGTCTGGAGCACGTCCGTGGGAACGTCCTTGTCGTGCGCCGTATCCATATACTCCGCCTGCGAAACAGGAATCTCGGCAACGAAACGGAATTCTCCCGTTTCATTCCCCGCGACCGTACGGTAGATACGGATATGCGTAATGTTCAGCCCCGAAAGCGAAGGCAGGCGGAACCCGCTGACGAGAGCCCCGTCCCCCGACTTCACGTCGACGAGTTCGGAAGGCGGGGACGGGGCTGATTCCTGTTGATACACGCCGTTTTGCAGGCTCTGCACATAGGTGTAGCAGTACGATGAACTGCGGGAAATCTTCTCCGCTTCAGTTGAGGGAGGGATGCCATCAATGCTGGAGAACACGATGGGAGCGACGGCGACGCCCTGTCCCTCGACAGGGGCAAGTTGACTGTCCTTTGTGGGCATGTCGCCCCCAGACCCGGCAATGAACCCATGAACGGAGACGTCCCCGATGCCCGCTCCGGCTTTGACTGTGACGGTGGGGGCCGTCTCGGGGCGCGGAATGCCGAGACGGTACGTCTCGCCCCCGGCAAACCGCTGTGTGGGATAGTCCCGGTCACCGGTGATCAACAGATGCCCGAGCGGGGTTTCCCCAATCACGTCGATGACCGCCGACTTTACAACGGACACATCCTTATCCCATGCCAGCCAGCCGTCGATGTCATGCTTGAAGATCGTCCGCGCCGATGCTGAAACCTCCGCAACCCGACGGACGCCGCGCAGGGGGCGTAGGCTGCCGCGCCGCAGGTCGCAATTGACCGCTCGCGCTGACTGATGCGCCTCAAGGGTCCTCGGCTCAATACGCGGGACCTCGCCGCCGAATCCGGGTATTAGCAGTGTCGGCATCAATTGCCCCCCCGGTCTTGGCTGACATGCCAGCCGCTTTTATTGACGTGATAGCTTATCGCTTCGTCTATCATGGACTGCACCTTTTTCATCAGAATGCTGTTCTTGTCTCTAATGAGTGCATTAAGGGAATCATTGACGAGATCCGAAACATCCACAGAGCCGTTCCTGACCGAAAGCGTTGCGGTCACGTTCCCCGAACCGTCAAAGCTCACGGCTCCTTGGGCGTCGCCAGTAAAGGTAATCGTCATCGGAGAGGCCAGCCGATACGCCTTCTCAGCCACCGTGGCCTTCTCGACTTCAAGCGCGCCGTCTCCCTCGCCCGGGCCGCAGACATACTTCCACTCCCCGAAGATTCCCCCCGAGCTCGCTCGTGCATACACCTGTAAGGCCGTATTGATCACGACCTGCATGGATTCGCCTCCGCTCGTATTGAACTGGAGTCCGTAGAACATCGCCGCTCCTGAGAAAGCCCGGCCCATCGCGAGCGCGCGGAGACCGGGCCAGAGTTATACCGAAGATCCGGACCGCAACTCCGGTGGGCATTGCAGCCTTTTTCGTTCGCCTTCGTAGGCGCGCAGGCAGTGCCCCGGCTTCCAGAACGGCAGCCCGTCGATGATCCGTCGAGGCCAGTCCCGTACGCCGTCCCGGCTCCACCGCCAGCACCGGGAAGAAAGCGTTTCGTCCGGCCAGCCGCCGAGGACGGCATTGATGAACTGGTCGAAAGCAATGAACAATCCTTCGATATATGTCATACTGGCGTCCTACACACAGGGTACAGGGTTTCCTCCCACCAACTGTTTGTGTAATCACCTGCGGAACAGTAATCTACCTGAGACGCCCCATTTTTTGTGTATACATATCCGCCAGCGGTTAAGGTATCCACGAATTGCGAATCGTCGGAAACGACTACTGAACCGTTCCAATAAATCCTTGTCGAATACATATCTACGTACGCCAACTTCAACTGTTGGTGACGATGCCCAATTCCATATTGCGCCCCACTACCATCGCAATTCCCCCCATATGAACCTGTTCCCTTGCACTCGGTGCATGATTGGGTATTGCAGGACTGACTCGTGGTGGGCTTCGTCAGCCCGTGCGCTGCGCAAAAGCTGTCCGCCACAGTCTGCACGTCCAGATTGGAGTTCGTCGCGTCCCGCCGCTGGCAGGTGACCGTACGGGTCTGCGTGCCGCCGCCGCAGTTGGCGGAACAAGCCCCCCAGTTCCCCGTGGCATAGGAATAGGTGTAGAGCGGCTTCCACGCGCCCGAGACGTTGACGTAGATGTTTTGGCAGGGCTTCCAACTGCCGCCCACATTAACGTACGCCTGCTTCGCGTATTTCCACGCTCCGGAGACATTGACTGCACAAGACATGCGCGCTCCTTACTTTCCGAGGAAAGTCCTTTGCAGTTCCGCCACTTCCTTGAAAAGGACATCAAGTTCGCCGTTGGATGCGCACGCCTCGGCGCGCTTCAGATAGGCCCACTGCCCGGCGTTGACCTCGGCCATGCCTCGCAGGTAGGCGGTGTGGTTGGCGAGGATGTCACGGCACAGGCCTTCTTTGGTCGGTTTGCCCTCGTCCGTGCGCGCAGCAAGGAAAGCGTCGATGTACGGCGTGGCGCGGGCGCTGTCGTTCAGGAACCCCGTGGCCTCGTCGACCTGCGTCGACCATGTAATCTGTTCGTATTGGGGTATGAACTTTCCCCACACTTTCCAGCGGCGAAGCTCAAAACAGTTTCGGATCTCAAGCTGTACCTCGTGCAGGAGCTTGGCGAAGGGACGCGGATCAACCCATTCATGGTTCTCCAAGTCGTACACATGAGAGGACGAGGGTCGCTTGGGGAAGGTTTCCCACTCTTCCCGGGAAAGGAAGAGGACACACCTCTCGCAAAAGGCTTCCGGGCGCTCGACGAGGCTGCCGTCATCCCTGATGATGGCTACAACCTCTTCCCACCTTCCGTCCTTGCGGCGGGACACGGGATAGGGAGGCACGTCAAGAACCGTAAAGCCGTATCCCTTGGCCTCCGCTTCCGATTTCAGAATGCGGCCCACAGAGATATTGTCCCCATTCCACGCGTAGACAGGATAGTCCGCCGTAGCCGCATAGCCCCGGCAATAAGCGGCGCACTCCTCAAGCTCGGCTTCGGACAACGGTTGCAAGGCCCCGTCCACACGTTTCACGCAATGGCCGCTCGGCGGCTCGAAATAGAGGGCGTCAAAGGCGAAGGAAAGTTCGGGTTTGAGATTGGTGTCGAAGCGCAGGTCATCGTGAATGACGACGGTTTCGCCGTCCACAAACGTGAGGATAAGATAATCGTTCATATGTTCTCCTAGTATTTGAACCAGATGTCGCCGTTTGCCCCGCCGGAGGGGTTGCCCGTGGAAACAGTCTTCGCCGCGCCGTTCCACTTGGTGGAATCAGCGGCGGTATTCGTCGTGTTGCCAGTGCCGCCGTTGGCCACGGGAAGCACCCCGGTCACGCCGGGCGTAATATTGGCGGAGCCGTCAAAGGATGCGGTCGACGTGCTGGCGAGATTCGTCCTGACGGTCCGGGCAGTGGCCAGTTTCGTTGCCGTGCCTGCATTCCCCGAAACCGTCGTCTGAGCGGGATGCACGTGGTCCCCACGGGCAAAAGTTCCCGTTTCCGTACCGACGGCAGCCGTCCCCGACGCTTTGGGCGTCGTGCCGGACGCCTTGGCATGGCCGTACTGCGTATCACTGGCTGCACCGTAGGTCGTGGCCGTGGAAGCGTGAACGGTGGGCGTTCGAGCGTTGGCCAGCCGGGAATCGTTCCCCTGACACGCCGTCCCCGCCGCCGTGCCGAACTTCACGTGCCCCAGCACGGACGCCGTGGCCGCAACGCCCGTATGGGAAGCGGGCGCGGCCCCGATGTCGTCAGGCGCAAGGGCATCGCTGCCGCCCGTCTGATGCGTAGCCTTGTGTCCGAGGGGTGTGCGCGCATTGCTCAGGCGGGCGTCGTTCCCTTCACAGGCCGTTCCCGCCACCTTGCCCAGCTTGACATGGCCCAGCACGGAGGCTGTGGCCGCCACGCTGGTATGCGAGGCGGGGGCGGCCCCGATGTCCGCCGGGGCGAGCGCGTCCGCCCCTCCCGTCTTGTGGCTGTCCTTATGCGGCTTCGGGGCGCGGGCGTCCGTAAGCCGCGCGTCGCCCGCCTTGACGAAGGTCCCGTTATGGGCCCCCTCATTCCCATCATGCTCCGCAACGGCCTGAGCGATGCAGGCGGCCACGTCCCTGCCGTGGGCATTGGGGTCCGCGATATGATCCGCGAGGTTTTTGGCCCCCTCAACCAATACGGCCTCGGCGTCCTGAACCGCCGTCACCGCGCCGACAACCTGAGCAACAAGCTCGGCGTTGGTCGGCTGCGGCGTTTCTGTAGTCTGGCTCATAGGTTATGCTCCCTGCGTCGGCGGCGTGAATCCGTTGGCGACCGCCCACGTCTCGATTGCCGCCAGCCGATCCGCATACCGGGTCAGCTCGGAGGCGTAGTGTACAAGATTGGCCTGATCGTCTTCATGGACGTGACCGACTTTGGAAAGGCCGTCCCACGCTTCCGCGAGCGTCTGATCAGCCGAAACAAGAACGCTGTGCGCCGTCGTCTGGGGAAGCAGGACAACTTCCGTTCCCGCAGGCAGCACTTTCCCACTGTTCAGGGTGAGGGGGCGCTCCAGCGTTGTCATCAAGACCTGGCAAAGTGCTGTCTTCGACATGGCGTTCCCTACCGGGGCGTTGCCGCCCCGGCCTGTTTGACGGTTCTAGGCTCAGACGCCAGCCGGAGACGTATAGTCGGCGACGACCATCCGCAGCTTGCCGGTGAACACGGGCGTTTCTTCGGCGGAGGCCACGAAGGCCACACCGGTTTCGCCGTTCAGGGCTTTGCCGTTAAAGGTGAGATCGCCGTCGGAATCCGTGCCGATCGCGTCGAGGGCCGACCTGTTGGCATGGGTATGGCTATTGGCCACGGCCTGATTGACCTGAGCGCCGGTAGCGGTAATGGCGTCCAGTTGAGCTTTGTTGGCGTGCTCGTGAGCCTTGGCGATAGCGCCGGATACGGAAGCCTTGGTGATGCCGGAGTCGGCAATGGCCTTGCCGGTCGCGCCGTCAAAGACCGCCACATTGTCAGACGTGGAGGCCGTGGGGCCGGTCACGGCGCCGTCGATATTGCGCTGCACGACGACCCAGTCGGCGTTGGCGGCGGTGGTGTCGAAATCGCTCACGCACACGACCATATCGCCGATTTCGCACGCCTGCCCGGCGTAGGTTCCGGCCTCGTTTACCTTATAGGTCCAGCCGGTATGGTAGGCCTCGTCGGGCAACGCATGGGTGCCGTCGACGATGCCCTTGAACAGCATCGCGTCGTTCGCTCCGAGCACGGCGTTCACGGCACGTTCCACGAACTCGGTGCTCGCGGCCTGCGTGGTGTTTGTCCCGGCGGGCGCGGTGGGGACGACCGGAGTACCGGTCAGAACGGCATCGGCGAAGATGTCGGCCTTGTTCTGGATGGCGAGATCGCCAAAGTCCGGATGGGCGTTTTTGTCGGCGACATGTTCGGAAAAGGTCTTGCCGGTCGTTGCGTCTACGACGAGGGTGCCGGAATACAGAATTTCGTTTCCGTTTTCGTCAAGGAGCTGAGAAAGCAATTTCTTGGACATGACAATCCTCTTTCATGTTAAGGGTTCTGGGAAAAATCATCGACGACTGCGGTAAGCGCCGCGCCGGTAACCGGGGCGTTCACGGCGTCGTCAACAACGGTGAGAGGCACAACCCGCACCCCCGGCGCCAGTTCATAGCCGCCGGGTGAGGGGTTTCCGTCCCCGCCGTGGGGGATGTTGATGTGATCAAGCTCCACGCGGGTCACGCGATCCGCCAGACGCACCATCTGCGCGGACAATTCGACCGTGGCGGACTCGACCTGATAGTCGTGCAGGAACCTCGCGGCGAGGTCTTCACAGGCATCCTTCGCCTCTACCGCCCTGTCCGCATTGTTCTTGCAAATGACGGCGGTATTGCGGGCGTCGTTCGCGGCGAACTGTGCGTCCTCGGCGTGTATCTGTGCTAATCCTGCGGATTCCGTGGCTTTTTCCGTGGCCTTCGCCACAGCCTCGGTCACAACCTGCGGCGTAAGGATGTCGAGGGCGGTCTGTTTGATCTCCTCCTCGACACGTCCGACATGCTCTTCCGCCCTATCCGCATCCGCCTTTGATGCCGCGGCGGATTGGGCAGCCTCTTCGGCGGACTGCATGGCCTCATCACGGGCCACGGCAGCGGCCTGATTGGACTGCGCTGCGGAAAGGGCGTCCTGCCTCGCGGCTGACGCGGCCCTCTCCGCAGTCTTGGCCGCGTCCTCGGCATCGTGGACACGGTTGGCGATCTCCAACGCCTTGGCATCAGCCCGAGCGGCAGCCGCCTCGGCGCAGGTCTTTGAGAGTTCGGCCGCCCGTGCGGCTTCCAGTACGCTCGCCTGCGCAGCCTCGGAGGTTTCGGCCGCAAGCTCGGCCGCCTTGGCGCACTCGCAAGCCCGGTTCGCGTGGCTCTGGGCCGACAGCGACGCGCAACCCGCCTTCTTCGCGGCGGACTCGGCCCGTTCGGTGAGCTGCTCGAAATCCTCCTTGAACAGTTCACCCTCTTCATGGAACTGCCGGAGGCCGTCCTCGACGCCCTTGTCCAGCGCGTCCACGGCCCGCGCCTCCGCACGGGTCACGGCTTCCACGGCGTCAGCCTTCAGAGTGGCGGCGTTGCTCGTCACCTCCATGATCGACTGTGTGGTCCGCTGTTCGATCTGGTTCAGGGCGTCGTTCCGGCTCTCCGTGATGACGGTCGTCGCCGCCGTGGTCAGCCGGTTCGTTTCGGTTTCCACGCGCTGCGTCACTTCGCTCTCGAAATAGACGATGCGCTCATTGGCCCGCTGCACCAGTTCCCCGGCTTCCCCGGCCTTGGCCGTCGCCAGTTCCGCCGCGATCTGCGCGGAGGTTTTCGCCGCTTCGGCCTTTTCCGCAGCGGCGTTCACCTGTCCGATGCTGGCCTGTGCGGACTGCGCGTGGCTCTGCGCCGCGTCGCGGGCGGCGGACGCCTGCCCCGCATACATGGCAACTTCGGACGTGATGACCTGCCCCGCGCCGCGCTGCTCATAAGGGGACAGTTCCATGATGTCCTGCAAATCGCAGTCATGGTTCGGAACGACGGCATATCCGCTTACCGACCCGGAACCGCCGTTGAAACACGAAGACTCGCACCCGTTGTGCGGATACTTGATATGAACACGGTATTCGGAGGATTCCGTGCCGAGTTCGTTGGGCCAGACAGCAAGGACGGCCTTGCCCGCGGCGTCAGTCTCGGCTCGCACTTCGCGCGGCACGATGTAGCCGGAATACCTTTCAACGGTCGTCAGGCGCATCGTGACCACGGCCTTGTGAACCGGTTTGCCGCTCTGGTCGTAAACGCGCGCCGTCACGTTGACGGTTGGGAGATTGCTCATAGGTCACCTCTTTGGGGGCGCGCCGTCAGCCGCCGCCCGTCCCCGCGCCTTGCACCCCGGATGCGGGCCTGCGCGACGCCCTGCTCGTAAAGCGACAGGTTCATCTGGGCGGCCTGCGGATCGGACCAGCCGACACGCGGGCCGCTCATGGATTTGATTTTGGCGAGAGAGCCGAACACCAGCGTATCGCCCCATTCTTCAAGCAACGCTTCAGGAACCTGCGCCGCCGTCCGCGCCGGACGAAACGCGCAGTACGCGTAAACGGTGTGGTCGGCGTCCTCATGCGCGGCATGAAACAGCACTGTGATTCCCGATCCGGCCCGCTCCGCATGAAAGTCGCTCCCGCCTTCCAACCGCACGCCATCGAGCAGCAAGTGAAGGACACGGGAAACGACCACGCCCCTGTCAGCCGTCAACTCCACAACACGGGAACCGCGAAAGAGCGTTTCCGCCATCGTGTCCGTCCAGACCTCGGTCCGGGTGAAGAAGTCCACGGCAACCTGCTGAACGGCGTCAAGGACGACGAACTGCGGACACGGCTGCACCTGCATGAGCACGCGGGGGATGATCACATCGTAGGAAGCCATGCGCTCCGTCATTGCGCGCCTCCGGTACTCGTCCGGGGCCACGCGGCATCGACCTGCCGCTTGACCCCAAGCGCGTTGTAGAACTCGCTCAGGTGGTGTTGCGCGCGGGCCAGATTGGAGGCCTCATTATCGCCGGACAGGATGCCGTACAGGACATGGTGGACAAGCGCCGGAGCGAACGTATCCCGCAGACGCAGACAGTCGTCCGGGCTTCCGATGCGCGGCGGCTCGGCGCTCCATGTGGCGTTGACGATCGCCTCGCGCTCTTCCGGCACGGCGGGAAACACCCAGTAGAACAAAGGGTCCGCCATCCGGTCATAGGCGAAATACTCGATTCCGGCCCACGGGGCGGACATGCCCATCGACGCCCACCCCGTGATGTTCTCCGTGGTGGTCGCCATGATCGGCCTGCCCGTCCTTCCATCGCACACGTTCGCATTCAGACCGATAAACAGCATGGCGGGCGCCTTCACGCCGTGCTTCCGTCCGGGAATGGCCTGCCGGATGCCCGGCTCCAGCACGATGTCTCCGGTTACGGCCGTGGCGTCCGGACGCTGCATGACCACTTCCCTGAACGCATGGTTCAGGAAGTCGAGCAGCCCGACGGCGTTGTCGTCGCCGCCGTTCCACTCCCACCGGGCACGGATGCCCGGTTCGAGGTCCTGCAACGCGCCGGATACGAGGCGCAGGATTTCCGCCGCCTGCATGGCTACACCGCCTCGCCGATACGGCGGTACGGGAACCGGGGCACGGGCACGAACGACATGGTCCGCTCACGGGTCACCGGGTCCACGTTGACCAAAGGCTGTTTCTCCACGGCGAGTTCAAGGGCGTGGACCACCGCTTCCGGCACCTCCACCTCCTTGTCCCGCTCGATGAGATAGGACTGGCCGTTGACTCCGATGGTCACGGGGCATTTCTCGTGCTCCCCGCGCCCGGACGGGATGACGATCCGCACCTTGCGCTGCCCGCGAAGCTGCGCCGCTGCCTGCGCCTCGCTCTTCTGGACGGACTGGTTCAGGCGTTCGCTCTCCTCCGGGGTCAGGGGCGGCTTGCTGCCGGATTCCTTTTCCTTCGCCATTTCTTGTTCCTTCATTTGGGACATGACGGCTCCTGCTACAGCGAAGACACGGCGACTTCAGCCCGGATCATGTGCAGATCGTACAGAATGATGGCGCCGTGCCACATCTTCCACGCGATGCTGCCGCGCTGACCAAGGGGATCGCCGCCACGCGGGACGTTGGGATTGAGAACCATCGGCACGATGGGAGACTTCCCGCCGGCGGAACGGTTGAAGGGAATGATGCCGAAGGCGTTCTTGGCGAGGTACAGGACTGGATACACGTCGGCGCACGCGCCGGTGGACGACAAAACGCCGTTCCCGGCTGCCCCCGCGTCGGCCCACGGCTCGAAGACGGTGGTGCACATGTAGCGCACGCCTTCCACGGAGCCGATTTCGCCGGGCATGGGCTTATACCCCCCGCCGTAGTCCTTCACGTCGAGGAAGCCGCGCATCTCGCGGATGTCCGCCTCGCAATCGGTATGGCAGATGGCGACATACGAAGGCAGCACGCTCTCGGTCTTGAAGTTCGGGGACGCGCTGACGAACGAGGTGATGGGCATGGCAAGCTGACGCTTGAGCATACGGGTCACCCGGCGCTGGAGTTCCAGCGTCAGCGGCTTGTTCACGCCGTTGCGGTTGGTCGCCTGCGCTCCGGCCGTCTCGCCGGAAAAGAACACGTTGGTCCCGCCGAGCACCACGCCCGCCGTGATGCGTTCGCGCATGATGGCGGCCTGTTCGCCCAGAATGTCCGAGAACTCGGAAATGAGCGGGTCCTCGTGGGTGTCGGCCAGCACGTCGGTCAGCTCGATCCAGTCGCCGTACTGGTTGATGGTGGCCTCGATGTCCTTGAACGTCGGCTTGCTGGCCTGCGGCGTCACGCCTTCGATCAACGCCTTGGGCTGGTTGGGAAGATGCTCATAGCCACGGAACTTGATCGTCCGCGTACTGTGGGCGGGCAGCGGTTTCGGCTGTCCGAACTTGTCGAGCACGAGCAGGGGCTGCGAACGCTCAAGGAGCTGCTTCGAGAAATACCCTGCGGTGCGGTAGGAGATGTCTCCTGTGGTCGTCATGGGAGGCATACGTTTTCACCTCGGTTAGATGTTCCATCCGGCATCGAAATCGTCTTTCGATCCGACGCCCTGCGGCACAACAGGCGCGCCGCGCCTCGGGACGGCGAACGCACCGTCGGGATTCGTCCGCGCCTTTTGCGACGCCTGACGTTCGTTCTTGAAGCGGGTGATCAGCTCGGCGACGGCGTGCGGATCACGCCCGTGCAGAAACACGTCCATGAGCGGCGCGGCTTCGGCATAGGGCTTTTGCTCGATCCATGCCTGCATGTCCGCCTGAAACCGTTCGTTGTCCGCCTTGCTGCGGGATGCCTCGAAAAGATCGGGATGGGCCTGCCGGACGACCGCCACGAAATTCCGGTTCGCGGCCTCCGCCATGCCCGCCTGCTGCTGCGCGGCGAAGGCTTCCCGCTCACGCCGGGCCATAAACAGTTCCGCCCGATCCATCGCGTTGTCCGCGCCGTATTCCGCCAGCCGCCTGCGGAGCGTTTCCCCTTCCGGGGAATCCTCGCGGGCAATGGCGGCCGCCTCCGGCGAAAGCTGTTCCAGTTCCGCGAATTCCGACTTGATCCCCTCGGGAATCTCGACCGTCTTCGGCTGCTGCGGCTCCTCGCGCGGCTGGGGTTCAGGGACGGCGGGCTGTGCCTGTACTGCCGGTTCCGGCTGCGGGACCGCCTGCCCTGCGGACGGCTCCTCGGGGCTGGGCGGCGTTCCCTCCTCGGATACCTGCTCAGGCTCCTGTTCCGGCTGCTCGGCGGGCTTCCCCGGCTCGTCGTCGAATCCTGCGGCAAAGGCTTCCGTGCCTTCCTGATCCATCAGCTCCTGATTCTGGTCTTCCTGCATGGCATTCACTCTTTCGGCGTGATTGTATTGATGATGGAGCGCAGTTCCACGAGCGCGCCCTGCGCTTTTCTGAGCGACGCCTCGTCCGACGCGTTCTCAAGCGTGTCGCGCTGCGTCTCGATTTCCTCTTCAAGCAATTCCCGGAGCGCGAGATAAAACCCCGTCCCGAACGCCGCGCGGAGATCGGCGGCGGCCCTGCTCGGCTGCTTCATCATGCGGCTGTCCCTTCCATCGGCTGTTCAGACTGGGCCTGCGCCGCCTGCTGCTGCGACTGCGCCAACGCCAGCATGAGCTGTTGCTGCACCTGCTCGGGGGAAAGCCCCTGCCTGCCCAACTCGGCGGTCAGGGCCTGCACGTTGGCCTCGGCCTGCGCCAGCGCCTGCATGACCATCTGCTGATGCTGATGTTCCTGCGCTTCCTTCTCGGTCCGCAGGATGCGTTCGGCGGGCAAGTCCGTTTGTTCGAGCGTCACTTTAAGGAGTTCGTCTTCCTTGATGCGGCTGGCGAACAAGGGATTCGCCATGAGCGAAATGATGCCGGGCACCTGTTGCGCCCTGACTTCCTTGGCGATGAGCGACTGGGAGCCGGTGGCGACGACCTCGTAGTCGCCCTTGATCTCCTCGCGCGGGTTCCACTGCATGTTGAAGCGGTACATGGCCCGGATGAACGGCGCGGACACGTATTCGTCAAAGTCCTTCACCCGGTCCTTGAGCAGGATGTTCGACGCGCCCATGAGCATGGACAGCCCGGACGCCGTCTCGCCCGCGCCGGACACGCGCCCGTCTCCGGCGTTGAAGCGCGGCGTGCTGATTTCGTCGGCGCACTCCTGCCAGAACTTCACCTGCGTCAGGTTCTCCTGAATGCAGGACGGCACCACGGCGACGCTCAGGGCATCGTTGATGTTCACCCCGGCCTTGTCGAACAGCAGGACACGGCTCGACGAAATGTCCAGCGGGTCTTCCCCCTCGGCCAACGCCTGCATGTTCACGCCGAACAGCGGGCCGGAACTCCACGCCGTATTGTCCTGCGCCGCGCGCACGGCGGCGTTGATGCCCGCCTGCGGCGACCGCAGCCGGTACGCGATGCCCTCGGGCCAAAAAGACGTTTCGTCACGCTGGTAGGGGTAAAAAAAGAAGGGGATGTCCACGCCTTCGAGCGGATTGACCGACGCCTTGATGATGGTGTCGCCGAGCATCCACACGCAGGAGGGAAACACGCGGTACAGGTCGGCGTCCTCAACCGCACATCCGGCATCCCGGAGTTCCTGCCCGGTGAGATAGCCCCACCGTTCGTAGACGCGGAACCGCTTGTCCATGACCGCGCCGAGATTGCCGTTGGCGTCGTTCAGATTCCGCTTCTGCGATTCGTAGGTCGTCAACGAGGCGTCACCGTTTTCATGCTCCTTGAGATACCCCTCGATGGCGGATGCATCGAAACCGGGGAACGTCATCAGGTCCCACAGGTCCTTGTCCGTCTTGAGATGCACCTGCCAGACATAGCGGAGCTGGCGCGGCTCCAGCGCGCCGGGATCGGGATAGACCTCCCAGACGGGGACGGCCTCGTAATAGGGCCGGATTTCCTCGCCCATGACCTGCTCGTCCCAGACAACCCTGCCGCTTGCATCGGAGACGGGACGCCTCTTCCTGAGTTCCCGGCGTTCGACCAGCGGCCCCTTGAGCACGCCCATTCCGAGCAGGCAGGAGGAAAAGATGACGGCCTTGCAGTGCTGCTGCCACGAGGGGCGGAATTCGCCGCCCGCCGAGGACTCCTTGAGCTGGTCGTCGATGACCTGCTCCATCTTGTCGGCGCAGGCCTTGGCGATGCGGAGCTTCACCGTATCAAGGTCGATGCGCCGCATGGCCTCCTGCATGGCCATCCGCTGCATCTTCTGCATGGCAAGGCCGTCGGGAACCGCGTTCTGCGCCTGCAAGAGCTGCATCTGCTCCGACATGACCTCCTGCACGGCCTGCATGAACTCCGGGGACTGCTCGACAAGCTCGCCGGGAATTTCCGGGTCCGGCGTGGGCTGGATGGCCCAATTCTTTGAACGCGCCGGGAACAGCAGGTCCATGAGCCGGGCCACCATCATATCCACCTTGTTCGTGGTCATCCGATAGTAGACCTGCGACCGCTTGAATTTCTTCAGCCGCTCCATCACGTCGGCGGGGTACTGCCCCCGGTACTGCATGAGGTCTTCAAGCCACCGCTCTTCAATGAGCTTGCGGGAAGACTCGGCGGTCGAGAACTCGCGCTTGAGCTGCAAGGCCAACGCATTGAGCCGGGCGGACGCAGCGGCGCGGGCCTCGCGCTCCAGCTGTTCCGCGTCTTCCCGCTCCATCGCGGCGTAAAATTCGTTTTCGGCCTCAAGCGGTATCTGGGTCATTGCTTGTCCTCCACCCCGCCCCGTTCAATCTTCCGCAGGAGCCGAGTTTGCATTGCGTCCAGCGCCGTTCCGCCGGAATACCCCGCCATGCCGACAATCCCGACGATAAACCCCATCGAGAGCCCGCTGTCTTCCAGCGCGGCGAACATGATGAAGGCGGAAAAGGCGGCCATGACCGCCGAGAGCAGAAAACCGCCCACGGAACGGAACCCGAACCGCGCCCAGCGCACGAACGCGCCGGTCACGGAAACGCCGATGAACGGCAACGACCGTTCCAGCATCTCCCAGAAATTCCAGTCCTGCATGTCGCTCATCGGCCCCCACGGATAGCGGCCTTGTCCGCATTGCACGAACCGAGGGCCTGACGGAGGCTCAAGACATAGTCGACCAGATCGGCATTGTTCACGCCGGTCCATAATGGCACGGGCGTTTCCGCCGTCAGGTACGCCGGGGCATCCTGCCGGATCACGACGGGCATGGTCGCCACCGGCTTACCTGAGCAGCCCGTCAACGGCAGGAGGCAACACAGTGCCGCCCCAATCGCCAGTCTGCCTGTCATTGCGCATGGCCTCCCGCAGCTTCACGCGCTGCCGTTCCCGGTCCTGTTCCAACGCCGCCAGCTTCCCTTCGCGTTCTTCAAGCGTTTCTTGAAGTCTGGCATGGGCCGCCGTCATGTCTTCGAGCGCGGCACGATTCCGCTTCGCGCTTTCCTCCCATGTTACGGCGTCTTGCCGGGCAAGATCCCGCTGCTCCGTCACGATGAACGCAAACACTCCGAGAGCAAGGCAGGCCAAGGCAAAGACGGAGCAGGCGATGCGTTCGATAGGCATCACCACTCCCGCTCCGGCCCCATATCGAGGTGCACGAAGTTCTCGTAGTCCCAGTGGCCGATGCCCCGGAACCCGCACTTACGGGCCAGCTTGATGAATGCCTCATGCCGCTCTTTCGGCATACGGACATCAAAGGCGAGGGTGAGATGCTGCGAATGCGCGACCCCGCCCACTTCCTTGTTGTGCCTGAAGCAGCGGTGACCGCTGTTGATGACGAGGGGCTCGCCCCACATGTCGCGGAGCCGCTGGAGCGCGTCCATGCCCTCCTCGTCCACGACGATCTCCCCGCAGCATTTGCAGGCGATCTCCTTCGGGGTGAAGTTCGGCCATTTCCCGGACCAACGGGCTTCGGTGTAGTGCATGAAAAAACGCTCCTGAGTTTGGTCAGGAGCGTAGCACGGGGTTTTGAGCCTGTCGGACTGGTGCGGGTCTGGTGGGCATCTGGTGAGGGTCTGGTGGGGAATTGACAAACTTTTCGGAAGATAGCGTATGCGCATGAAAAAAGTAGGCACCAACTGGAGATACACGAGATAATATACAACACAACTTCTTTTCAGGTGTGAGAACTAATAAAATTCCTTTTCCCAATAAAGTTTTTTTGATACGCGAACCTCACCAACGCAATATAATCTGAGGAGGGAGAAGACGGATGACAGATATAGAAATTTTTTTAGCTGCAGGTGCATCACCTAGTAATATCATTTTTTCATTAATGATTGGTGGAATTGCGATAACTGGTATTATTCTTTCTGTTTTTCGAAAGCTAGAGCGAGTTCGCGATTTTTTACCTTCACTCTCGGTATCCTGTGGCATTTTTGGAACATTTTGGGGAATTTTTATAGGACTTTCTGGTTTTGATACAGCACATATTTCAGAAAGTATTCCAACGCTACTTGAGGGAATGAAAACAGCCTTTTTTACTTCCCTTATTGGGATGTCTGTGTCTTTATTTTTAAAATTTATTTATAATCTACGTGATGATATAGGTGAGAAAGGTTCTACAGATCCTGCAAAATGCCTTCAAAATATAGAAATTTATTCATCTGAAATCAGAGAAAGTATAAACAAGCTTGAGGAAACGATAGGAAGATGCTTCCGCTCTGACGAAGAATATTCTTTAGTTTCACAAGTTAAATTAATTCGTCAAGAATTAATAGATAGTCGTAAAGAAACTAAAAAAGCTTTTGAAGAGTTTGCTGAAAAGTTTTCAAAAATGGCATCAGAATCATTAATTGACGAATTAAAACGTGTAGTAGATAAATTCAATACAATGCTAAATGATTTAGTAAGCCAATCTTTTCAAGATTTGAAGGATTCAACAGAACGATTGAATACTTGGCAGTCTGAATATAAAGAAATAATCACACAAAACCATGAAAATCTTTCCTCTGTTCTTATACAGCTTTCTTCATTAAATACTGTTTACAATCAATCTATTGACAGAATTATGGAACTTTCAGAGCAGATTGCTACTATAAATACAAAACTCCATTCTATATCTATTTCAGGTCAAGAGCTTTCTCTTCATAGTAGTCAATTAACAGAGCAAAACCAACTTCTGGATGCATCCATTCATGCCATCAAGGATGCAGGAGAAAAGGCTGCAACTGTCGTTCCTGAAATTTCCAAAAATATGAATGCGATCACAGATCAAATTCAAAGATTACAAGAAGAAACTAACGACTTCATACGTAAGGCGACTATGGAGCTTCAGGCACACGCTTCAGAACTCTCGCAAGCTTCACAAAAACAAATTGAATCGATTGAAAAGTCATTGGAAGAAGAATTGCGAAAATCCCTTGAATCCTTTGCAGGTGCAATGATAGCTCTTTCAAACAAATTTGCCAGTGATTATACCCCATTGACGGATCGTTTGCGTGAGGTTGTCAGGATAGCGGAGAGGATGAACAATGCTTCGCTTAACTAAAATAGAAGATGGAGAACACTGGTCATCTATTTCAGATCTTATGGCCGGACTGATGATGATTTTTTTGCTAATTGCCATTGCCTATATGCATAATATCGCACAAGGGCAGCAAAAAATAAAAAAGATCGCTGTGACTTATCACGAAGCACAAGTCGCTTTATATGAAAAATTGAATGAAGAATTCAAGGAAGATCTCCCCAAATGGCAAGCGATCATTGATAAAGAAACTCTTTCTATACAATTTTTTGAGCCAGATATACTTTTCCAAACAGGTAAAGCTGATGTTACTCCAAAATTTAAAGACATACTAGATAATTTTTTTCCTAGATATTTAAATATCATTTTTTCTGACGAGTTTAAAGACACAATTGCTGAAGTTCGTATTGAAGGACATACATCTTCTGAATGGAGTACAGGAACAAGTTCTCCAGATGAAGCATACTTTAACAATATGCAACTTTCTCAAGAAAGAACGCGCTCTGTATTGGTTTATTGTTATTCTATAACACAAAAAAATAACTATAAAAATTTAATGCAACAGCATGTAACAGCGAATGGGCTTTCATCAAGCAAACTTGTTTATAATGATGATGGTACAGAGGATAAAGCCCGCTCTCGGCGTGTTGAATTTCGAACAAGAACAAACGCCGAAAATAGAATCGTTCAAATTCTTGATGAGTTGAAAAATGATTAAATTACCTGATTTCTCTGCATGTGTTGAAGTAAAACATCTTCTACAAAAAATGGGGGTCATCAAAATTCCTGAATTACCTGACGTAGAGTTTGTTAAAACTCGTGTTAAAATCGTAGAGACAATTGTACCTAATACAGAGCAATTGCAATTTGCTGAAAAAATCAAACTAAAAGCTGTTTCACTTGCACATGAAACTTTTACAGTAGTTAAAGATGAGACACTTGAAGTTAATGGCGTAAAATGTTGTATTTACATTAAAAACCAAAGCCAAGGCGTAAATCCTTATAATAAAACATCAACATATAAATTTCATTTATGTAATTGTAAAACAATTCAAGATATGGTCTTAAAAGGTAGAAAGGATAGATATGTTGCTACATCTCGTGCAGATGGTATATTCCCTGTAAATGCTCAGAATTATTACAAAGAAATTCTAGTATCTTTAGAACTTTGTAAAAATTGTAGAGATATTTTAATTCATAATGGGATGTATAAAGAACCTTTTTCCTTAAAAAATTTCTATGAAGAATATCAACCTGATATCCCAAAAACATTTAGGCGAACAGAACAAGTACCAATAACAGAAAAATATGCTCCGGATCACACTGAACGCGCTAATAAATACAAACAATCTATTCACTATAAATGTCAAGGATGTGGTGTCGACTGCTCTCAACACCGCTCTTATCTTCATATGCATCATGTGAATGGAGAAGGTACAGATAATAAGCGAAGCAATTTAAAAATTCTTTGTGTGATATGTCATATGGAACAACCCTTTCATGATCATATGAAAGGGAATCCTCGATTTCAAAAAGAAGCCCAAATCGTAAGGCAACTCCAAAAAGAACAAGGGATATTTACCGTAATCTGACAAATATAACCTTAAGGGTAATCCTGTCGTCACTTTTCTTAAAGAAACCATTATTCCAACATTAGACACTTTCTCTCCCTCCACACCTGCAACCTAACCGCCTCCGCGCTGTACCGCACCTTTCTCCCCTCACCTTCCACGGCTATGGGTGCACCCTGCTGCACCCATAGCTTGATCTGCCTCTCGCCCACCCCGAAGGCCTCCTTGATCTCCGCAAGGCTCCGCAAAATCATCGGCGCGTAGACGACCATTACTTCCCGTTCCGCCATCTCAGTACCCCCCGAGCCTGTCCGCCGGGCCAAGGTGTTCCCTCGCTTCCCCGCGCCGCCGGTTCAAGTCCATCTCGGCCACGGCCCACAGAAGCGCCGCGGCTCCGGGGTAATCCGTCATCCGCCTGTCCACGTCCTCGCTCCCAAGCCGCTGCGTCTCGGACGCCGCCGTGCAGTCCGTCCCGAAAAACAACGTCTTCTCCCCCACTATCCGCTGCTGAAGGATGCCCAGGTAGAAAGGAAGCACCCGCTCCCCACTCCCGTTCCATACCTGCGGATCGGTGATCCGTATCCTCCGGCGGCGTTCCCGGCGCAGGTCGTCGTTGGCGGCATCAAGAAACACCACACGCCTGTCGTCCCCCGGCGTAATGACGCACGACGCCGACCAGTCCTCGTAGAGCCTGACCGCCATGTCCACGAGGTCGGCCACATCGCCGGAGCGATATTCGTTGAGCACATGGACATGGTTGTGGACGTTCAGCACGGCGGGCCGCCCGCGTATCTCCCCGAGCACGATGACGCATCCCTGCGCTATGCCGTGAGGCCATGCCAACGCGGCAACGATGCGCGAGAACTGCCGTCCTGTACGGTTTTCCAGAAAGAAGGTTTCCTGCGTCATGGCGTCGCGCAGGGTACGGATGTACGGCATGTCAGCTCCAGTCGGCCCCGGTGATGAGATTCCCGCCGGGGGATAGCAGTTCGGAAAGGGCGTCACAGGTCGGATCGACCTGATCGTCGTGCTCATGAGTCATGGCCGGGCTGAACGCCGCCAGCTCCCCGATGTAGGCGTTCACCCACGGTGCATCCTCCGGCACGAAAAGACGCCCTGCCCGGATGTACGGGAGAACGTCATTGACACGGGATACCTTGTCGCGGTCCCGCTGTATCGGGATAACCGGGATGTCCGTCTCCCGGCGCAATGTCTGGATAAGCCCCGTGCCGGATACCTTGTCCTCGACAAAGAACCCGGCGAAGCGCACGGGGTTGGTGATGCGGTTCGGGCGGTGACGCTCGTAGAAGGCCTTCGCCGCGCTGATGAGGTCAGGGGCCTCAAGACGCTCACGGACCAGATCGAGGAGATAGACATTTTGCCCATCGCACCCCGCTAGGATGAACACGGTATAGTCGTTGTGCTGGCCTGTTTTCTGAGCCGTGTCAGTGAAAATACCGATACTCGTGATGCCTGCTGGCTTGACCCCGAAGTAATGTATCCAATCGAGCTTGATCATTGCCCCGCCGGGCGGCGTAGGTTGCTGTTGGTACTGCGAGCTGAATGTGTATGGGTCCGAATCACGCAAGGCAAGCAACCCTTCCAGAGATTCCTTATCCGGCCAATAGCTCCGCGCGTTATCCGTCCCTTCTCCCGGCACGGCCTCAATAACGAGTTGCTCAAAGTCCAACCCGAGCCGCCCAGAAAGGGCCAGCGCGGAAGGGTCGTCCTCATGGACACGCTGCATGATCATGATGACCGGGGTGTCGTCCGTAGCCCGGCGCGACCGGACGGTGTTCGTCAGCCTCCGGTTCGCCGTCTCGCGCTTGGACTGGCTCCACGCATCCTCCGGCTTGATGGGGTCGTCGATGATGATGGCGCCGGAAAAGCCCTGCTCCATGAACCCGGCGCGAAAGCCCGTCACCTGCCCGCCGGTGGACGTGGCGTAGACGCCGCCGGCAGTCCGCCCCCCGCTCTCAATGTTCCACCGCTTCTTGGACTTGGTGTCCCGACGGAAGGCCAGCGGCCAAAGCTGCTGGAAGGCTTCCGTCTCCAGAATCTCACGGGCTGACGTGCTGTTGAGCGAGGCAAGGTCGTCGGAGTACGAGAGGTGCAGAAAACGGCAATGCGGGTCGCGGGCGAAGCACCACGCCATGAACGCAATGACCGCCAGCTCGGTTTTGGAACTCCCCGGCGGCGTGTTGATGAGCAGGTTTCGCACGTCCCCCCGATACACTGACATGAGTGCATCCGCGATTTGCTCGTGATGCCGGTTGACCCGAAAGGTCATGCCCGTTCGCGCCCGGAACATGAGCGCGACGAACGCGAGGAAGTCCCGTTCGCAGGCGTCACGGATGGCGGCAAGCTGTTCCGGCGTACAGCGGGAGAGCAGGCCCATCAATCCGCCTCATATGAGCCGCGCAGGGCCTCCCGCAGCGCGGAATCAGGCGCGGGAACGGAGGTCGCCACGGCTGCCGTCTGCGCGCTGGCCTGTTGGCTGACGTTCACCGTGGTCCCCCGCTCCTGCTGCGGGGCGAGGTTCCGGCGGCCTCGCGTCATGGTTTCCCACTCCTCGGGGAGTTCGACCTTGGAGAGTACGGCATGGGCCTTGAGTATGAGGGCCTTGTCGAATTGGGCAAAGAGATGGTCGGCTTCAAGACGTTCGCGCACCACATCGTCGATCGTGGAGCGAAAAGTTGTGGGCAGGTCACAACTTTCCTGCTCAACTTCGTATAGCGCCTTAATCGCACTGACCTTTTTCTCGACAACCCCACAACTTTTTCCTTGCTTCCAACCCTCTTTCCGGGCGCGCTTCGATGCGGCCTGCTGTGATACCCCGAAACGTCTGGCGACCTCCCCAAGCGACACGCCCCGGACTTCATATTCCGCGCGGGCTTGTTCCCACTGCTCAGACGTCAGCCGGGCCATGCCCCACCTCATGCTCTCCGTTCGCCGCGCGGATGGACGTGGTGATCAGGTCGAGAAGTTCCTGATACACGCGGTCGGGCGTCTCCTTTTCCACGGCCTGCACGACCTCCTGATACTCCTCGCCGATAACGCCGAGCGCGTGGTATTTGCCCTCCGCAAAGACGGGATGCTTTCGCCGCGCTTCGGATACACGCCGGGCAATGTCCTCGATGAGCCTGTGCCCCGCAGCCGCGCTTCCGTTCCCGATGATCAGTTCCATTTCAAGCTGGTTCACAATATCCCCCACATACATCCATTCCGGCACGTTCATCACATATCAACCACTGGAGCCGGGCAGTCCCAAACGTCCTTCCCCTCGGCCTTCCGGTCGTCCAGATTGATGCCCTTCTCCACCTTCAGCCGCTTGAGCCTGTACACCAGCATCCCGACGCCGCCCACCGTGCGCCGGAGGGGACCGAATATCGCTATCCGGTTCCGGCCCACGCCCCAGACGTATGCCTGCACCTCAACCGCCCTGTGCAGCGTCGCCGTGGCCTTCGCCAGCATATCAAGCCTGCCGCCGGTAATAGGGACGATCACATCGGCTACGCGTTCCCTCATGCTCTGCCTCCGCTTGCTTGGGGCAATGCCCCGGTCAGATAGTTTTCGATGACTTCCCGCGCCTCCCACCAGCCCATGCAGACCTCGACGCGGTACCCGGCCTGACGGAGCCTTGCGATGATGTCCTCCTGGGAGCTTTCCAGACTGCCGCCCTTCTGCCGCTTCAGCTCGACGTACAGCCCGTGGAACCCCTGCCGGGGTACGGCAAGAAAAATATCCGGCACGCCCGCCACCACGCCTTCGGCCTTCAGCCGGGCCCCCGTGATCGCGTCACGCCGCCCGCCGTTGGGGATGTGGTACATGACGAGGTGCGGGGCGTGCCGGGAATAGACACGCCACCACTTGAACAGGGATTTTTGCTCCTGCGATTCCGTGGGGCAGGCCCGGACCCGCTTCGCCGGTGCGCGCCGGACGGGGGCCGATTCGTTGGAAACGCTCCATGTCATAAACCGTTCTCCTACAGCGCCCGTTGCAGGACGCGCCCAAAGTTCGCCGGAATAGGTAGCGGCTTCTGGCGGTCAAACTGTCCGGCCTGATTGTCCGGCCTCACGCCATGCCGCCATTTCTCCATGAACGACAAGCCCGCCTTCCAGCCTTCCTCGCGCTGCGCCTGCGTCGGCATGTCGATGACGGGAGCCCCGAGCAAGGGGCCACGGGCCGCAGTCGGCACAAGCGGGGGCGGTGCGTCCGCCTCGTCCTCCCATCGCCGCCCGGCCAGCCAGCCCGTCAGCATCTTCGGCGTCTTGCCCCGCACAACAAGGTCGGGCCTGCGCGCCGCTTCCTGTTGGGCCGCCCGGCAAATGACGGACACAAGGGAATCGGACATGCCCTTGATGTCCAGAAAAGCGTCCGCAGCCTCGGCCTTCCCGCGCTTGTAGCCGAACGCGTCCCACACGCTGGTAAACCATGTCAGGGCTTGGCCTGTAAGCTGGCGGTTACCCGCCGTCCGGTACGTCGGCCCGGACGATGGGGAGGGTTCGGGGGCAACCACGACCTGCTCGGGTTCCGCATGGGGTGCCGCCTCTTCCTGCTTTCCCTTCCCGGCAGGTGAAGCGTCTTCCTCCACTGCATCGGCGGATGCAGGAGGGATTTCTTTTCTTGCTTTCTTCCCTTCTTCTATCGTGTGCGGAACCTGTGCGCTGCTTGTGCGCCCGTTGTGCGGCTGCTGTGCGGCCTCTTCCGTAGCAGACTGGTATAACTGCCAATTCACGACAGTGATCAGCGTGCATACTTTTCCGAAAGTCTGACGGGTGATGAAGCCGTCGTCTTCAAGCGTCGCCAGCATCCGCATCACCTGATACCGCGACAGGTCAAGCTCGCTCGCCAGCGAAGCCCCGGAACAGGCAAGCTGGCCCGGCAGGATTTCCTGCCCGTGAAAGTATCCTTGCTTCCAGTTCGCCTTCTGGAGAAGGGTGATCATCAGCCCACGATACAGTGCGCCCCGGCTCCACGACTTCGAGTCCTCAATCTTGCGCCAGACCTTGAAATAGCCGCCCATACTCACACCTTTCCCTTGACGGCAGACCCGATTGCGGGCATACTGTTTTCAACGTTTTGATGAACTTGCATCATCTTTTCCCCTCTTGGCCCGTTGCTCCACAGCGGGCCTTTTTCGTGTTCGCGTGCCGAACCTTCAAGCGGCACTTCAATTCTATCTCCACACTTCGCGCAGGCCTTCCGATACAGCCAGTTCCAGCTATGCTTCTTGCAGGGCCGCAAATGCGGATATTGCGCGGCGGCTTCCCTGAGCCCTTCCGCCGTGAGGAACCCCACGGCCTCGGGCGACGGGATACGGTGGCGGCAGCGGATGATCATGACTCCACCATTTTCTTGAACAGGTTGATGAAGTAGATTTGCCCCTTGCCCGTGATTTTCGGCGTGCGGGTGATGCGGCTTTCCCCACTGCTTCCGATGCGGGTGCCCTCCTTGATCTCCATCCATCCGGCATCCATGCTTCTCTGGGTAGGCATGTTGGTCTGGGAACCATCCTTGTGCAGGTAGCCCCTACTCCTGAGCCACTCAAAGAAACGGTTCTGCCCGATGTCGTACCCCGTGGCTTGCTTGATGAGCTTCGCCATTTCCCCCACGAGGATGCTGGTCTTGGCGACCTCGATGGACTCGGCGAAGACGACCTTGGGCTTCACCTCCTCCATCTTCTGCTCCAGCGCGAGACGCTTCTGTTCTTCAAGAAGCCGCTGCTCCTCCTTGTCCGCCCACGCCCGCGCCGCCTCCGCCGGATTCCTGAAGTTCGGAAGCGCCGGGGCACCGTAGCCGCCCGTCCTGCGGATGGACGGAATAACCTCATGCACGATCCAGCGTTTGAACGCCTTGGCCTCCGGCTTGCGGGACCGGAGGACGAGCGAGTACAGGCCCGGTTCTGAAATGATACGGCTATCGCGTCGCAATCCTGTGGAATCATTCAGAGTGTGGATAATATCGACAATAGGGCGTTGCTCGTCGTGCTCCAGAATGTCCGGCAGATCCCGCGTCTCCGTTCCGAGGACGGCGCATACATCCCGCGCCACAAACCACGGCTCGCCTCCGTACTCGATCACGCGCACGGCCCCAAACTCCCTGTTCTGAAAAATTCGCAGCCCGCTCATCGGCTCCTCCTCCTTCTTTTTGAAGAGAGGTTATCCCAGTTCTTTTTTCCCTGCCCGGAAACAGCGCGTTCCATGCGAAGTATTTTCGTACGGATTTTTCGGTACGACGCTCATCATTACCTCCACACCTTCCACCACGGCTTGCGGCACTCTCCCGTCAGTGGCTCGGGCATCGCCACCGGTGGCGCCTGCTCTCCGTCCGACAGGCTGGCCAGCGCCACATCCCGATCCCGACGTTCCGCCAGTGGTTGCAGCCCCGCCTGCGCGCTCCGGCACGCCGCGATCACGTCCCCAAGCCCGGAACGGATCTCCCGCGCCGTACTCGGATAAAGCACCTGCGCCTCGGCGACGATCCGCTGCACCTCGCCAAGGGCCGAACCCGCACGCGCCACCGCCGTCAGCACGTCCGCCCGCGTCGCGGCAGGCGTCACCGGAGTGTCATCAGCTACAAGCTGCGCTTCAAGCCACTGGAGGAGGATTGTATTCCGCATCACCCTGCACAAACCGGGGATGATGTGCAGGCTCGGCGCATAGTTGTCATTGGGATCAAGATAGCGGCGCAAATGCGTCGCGGTGATGCCCACTCCCTGCGCTATGCTTTCGGCGGTCATGCCGCTGGCGTCCTTGGCTTCCCGAAGCGCCTCGATTGCAGTCATGTTCTTGTAGTCGGCCATCCTGCTTTTCCTCTGAAGTTTTCAACTTTACGGCCTGTTGCGTTCCGATAAGATGGCTGAAAAAGGTTCGGACCCCATGCCTGTACTACAGTCCATCTGCTCATCACACTGCGCGGCCCCGTCTGGCGCGTCCGTATCCTGATCCCCGGCCAGCCGCGCCCGCACTGGCGGGCATACCGCGTCGCGGAGTACCCGACTCCAGAAGCCGTGGCTCGGCGGTGCGCGGAGGGGCTATTCGCTTCTGAGGTAGCACCAGAGGATAAAACAAATCCCTGCGATACTAGCGATAACGACAATGGCTTCAGGCCAGTTCATGGCTTGCCTCTTCGGGTGCGGTGGGAGTGTTGGGGGAGGCTGGCTTGCGGGCACGGCACATCAATACCCGCAGGCGATGGACCAGCGAGGCCACTCCTTGAGAAGGCGGATTGGAGCTAGCCTCCCCCACCGGGGCGCGTTCCTTGAGCGCGTCCCGAATTTCCTCAAGAAGGCGGTTCTGCTCGGCAAGGCTTGCCATTACGAAAAACCGCTGATCCTTGCCGGACCAAGGCTCTTTGGCACGAGACAAGATGTGCCCGCACTCCTTGCACAGGTAGAAGCGCTCCGGATCATGTGTGGCGTTGAACGTCCGTTTCATGCCGGGGGCTCCGCAACTGGGGCATTTCATACCAACGCCTCCTCTTCGGGTTCGCTGGGAGTGCTGGGGGCGGCGGTGAGAGAAAGGCGAGACATTGCGGCACGGATATTGTCTTGGTTCGGTCCCAACAGATGCTGTCGCTTCCCCTTCAAAAGGTTGCATATTGTAGACGCGGGGACCCCAGACTCGGCAGAAAGCCTGCTCTGGGGGAGCCCGGTCTGGTCCAAAAACTCTCTGATTTCTGTGGCGATTGTCTTCATGTGCTCCTTATTAGCGAACGCTAAAGAAAACATCAAGCTATTTTATCCGAACGCGAATTGACAGAAGCTAATTTTTTGGATGGAACATATCGTATGGGAATAGAAAACGGCATTCAAAAACTTTTTTCCAAAGTACTTGAAGAGTATGGAGGAAATAAGTCTGCGGCTGCGGAAGCTCTCGGCGTGAACAACGTCACTTTTTGGGGCTGGATCACAGGAAAACGTAGTCTTAACTCCGTCCTTTGCGGAGCTATTGATAAAGCCGGAGGAATACTTCTCATTCCGGGCGAAAAACCATGCCCTTCTCCTCAACCCTGCCATCCCGAGCAGGATATGCGGGCTCTCAACCAACGAATCAAAGAGCTTGAAAAAAAGGTAGAGGAACTCAGGGACTACAAGGCCAAATGGGAAGGGCACATCGAACTGGTGCGTGCGCAAAGTGGGTCTTGCTTTTTTTTTTTTTTTAATGCTACGGCGACCACCGAGATCTACACTCTTTCCCTACACGACGCTCTTCCGATCTGTCAATATTGAAGGACGCCTCGGCAACGGCAGTTTACGGTTCACGGGCTACCAACGGTATTATTCAGG